GGAAGGTGAAGGAAGTAGTTAAAGGGCTTAGAGTGGAACGTTCAAAAACGGTCACTAGGAGAAGAGCCAGAGAAATCTCGTTAGCCTTTGGGTTGTCACAGACGAAACGTTGTGCACCTACAGTTGGAGATGATTTCACTAGAGCAGCATTAGAAAAACATAGGAAGGCGATGGAAAAGCCAGGTTTGCCCCTTAAAGAGGGAGATGTAGAGATGTTGAAAAGATATACGAAGGAGATTCTGAAATACGGAAAAGGGTTTGTTAACGTTTTTAAACGTGAGCTGAAGACCTTTTGTTGTGCTGATGTGAGTAGGAATTCGTGTGTTGACGCTAGTAGAAAACAGAAAGGCGCCATGGGAAGTTTGGTGAGTACCGTGAGCGAGAATATCGCGAATGAAAGTTGGATTGGAGAGTTCAAGGAGGAAAAGAACTGGAGCCAGATACTGATACAAGAGTCTGAGGTCAGAGAGTCGGAGGATGAAGATTTATCTGATGAGGAAGATGAGTTCGTTGAAGATGTCCCGGTCTTAAGACCGAGTATGTGCGATATACGCACGCAAGCAATGGAAGAGAAGGCTAGATGTAAGGTTGCACCTGTGAAAGAACCAATGAAAGTACGTACGATTACTGCCGGACCGGCAGCTACATACAACTTTTCTATGGTTATGCAGAAGGCAATGTGGAAACATCTGAAGGAAATAGAGGCCTTTAAGCTGATAGCGGGTGGAAAGGATAGCTACGCTGTGACTGATGAGGAAATCAATAAATGGTATAAAAAAGCTTGTGGACATATCTCTGAGAAGAGAAACCTTAAATGCGAGGAGAAGGTGAGGAAACAGAGAGAGAGAAAAACTCATCGTGTGCTCAACCACCATTACGTGGGGCAAGACGAAAAGGAAGATCAGTTATTTGGCTTGTTTGCCAGAGATTACGATGCAGATGCCGAAGATATGTTGGAGAAAAGAGACTTATTGTGGTTATGTCCTCATGGGATAGCCGCTGGGCCTGGAACTAAAACGATACGACGTGAATACCTGGAGATGAAGAATTCAGGAAGTAACAGTAGAGCAGAGAGTGGGAAATTTGTGAATTTACCTGCTGGTAGAGTGTTAGAAACTGTGAAGTTGGAAGCGAGCGTCGATGTAGTAAGTCGTTTAGTGAATGATGGTCAGTATGTCTTTATTTCAGGTGATTATGAAGCTGCGACAGATAATTTATCTATTGAAGCGACGAAAGCTGTTTTTGAGACCTTTTTAGAGTCTATAACAGATTTTTGTTCGTCCTCTGAGTTAGATATTTTCCGTCGTGCTTTGTATGAACATGAAGTTACATATGGCAAGGATTATGAAGGGATTATACCTGATGTGGTGC